CCCTCGGAGAGACAGCTTTTGCGCTCGTATGAAGGGTATGAAGAAGAAGCTGACTTCATCGAAGACAGCCAACGACCCGAACAGCCGTATCAATAAATCCCTGCGGGCATGGAATTGCTGACATGAGAAAAAACAGCACAACCGAGCGGGAGTTGGCTACACACACCGCTGAAATAAAGCATCTCCAGTCTGACATGGATAAACTTGTTGCCGACATGGAGCAGGTAAAAAATGCCCTGCTTGAGATACAAAAAACTTTGGCCGAAGCAAAGGGTGGCTGGCGCATGACGATGCTTATTGGTGGTGCTGGCGCAACTATCGGCGGTTTTATCGTTCACTGGTTTAAGGGGTAGGAAATGGCTAAGAAAATGTCTGATGAAGAAAAAGCAGCTAACGCCCCAACCACCAAAACTACGATGGGTGAAGGCAAACTGGGGTCTACGGATTATTTTGAATTTGCACCCAAAGAATTTTATGAAGCTGGTAAAAAAGCCGTAGAACCCTCAATAATCAAAAAAGCCAAGGGTGGCTCCATCCGTGGCGGTGGCTGCGAAACCAAGGGCAAAACCAAAGGGAAGTTTGTCTGATGCCGTGGACTGCTAAACAACTGAAACTCTTTCGTGCAGCAGCGCACAATCCTGCTATTGCAAAGAGTAGTGGTATCAAGCAGTCCGATGCCGAGCGGATGTCGAAGGAAGGATTGAAGAAAATGGCGGCTGGTGGTAGGGCAATGATCAATAAGCAAGATACGCGGCATGGCAAGATGGATATGCCGTATTCAAAACTTAACCGGCTTGCCGGGTTTAATAAGGGTGGTGTTATGAAAAAACGTCGTTTTAATGGTGAAGAAGAATCCTACGTTGATGACAGCGCGGAACCGGAAGTTGAGCGCAAGTATTTTGCTTCTGGCGTTTCTGCCAAGGATCGTGAATACACGCCGCCTAAAGCTGCTCCTAAATCCGTCACTAAACCCGCCGCTAAACCCGCCGCTAAAAAAGCTTCCGATAGCGCAAAAGCAGAACCGGAATCTAAATCGTTTTTTAGTAAATTTCGGGATGCTACACAAGGTAAAACCATTAAACAAATTATGGCTGAACAACGTGCTTCTCGTACTCCCGGCTATAAAAAAGGCGGTTTGATGCGCCCCAAACGCGATATCGGTAAAGACCAAATGAGCATGGCTCCTTATAAGAAAGGTGGCGAGATGAAAGAGTCGAAAGCAATGATGAAGAAAGAAATCGGCTTCATGCAAAAGAAAGGCGCTCCGGCGTCGATGATCAAGCATGAGAAAGCCGAGATGAAGGGCTATGCCCGTGGGGGTGGCGTTGAGTCGCGTGGCAAGACCAAAGGCACGATTATTAAAATGGCTGCTGGCGGTTCGGTTCGCGCACATGGCGAGCATTCGATCCAGAAAAAGGGTCATACTCGCGGAAAGATGTGCTAAATGAGACCGTCTCGCGGCATGGGGGCTATTGCCCCCTCAAAAGTGCCTAAACGCACCACGGTTAAACGTGATGGTAATGAGCCTGTTAAGTTGTATAAAAAAGGCGGGATTACCAAAAGCAAAGTAAACCAAGCTGGCGTTTACACCAAGCCGGGGATGCGGAAGTCACTGTTTGAGTCCATCAAGTCTCGTGCTGTTCAGGGGACTAAAGCTGGGCAGTGGTCGGCGAGAAAGGCTCAATTGTTGGCGAAGCAGTATAAGTCCAAAGGTGGCGGGTATAAATGAAAAACCCCCAGCAAAGTCTGAAAGACTGGACGGCACAGAAGTGGAGAACCAAAAGCGGTAAGCCTTCCAGTAAAACAGGTGAAAGATATTTGCCGGAAGCAGCAATCAAGTCTTTGAGTTCTTCTGAGTATGCAGCAACAACCCGTGCTAAACGGGCGGGTAAAAAAGCAGGAAAGCAGTTTGTAGCGCAACCAAAAGGTATTGCTAAAAAGACAGCGAGATTCCGGTAATGGCATATAAAACCACAGATACCACGACATTCAACCTTGACCTCAACCAAGTTGTGGAAGAGGCTTTTGAGCGTTGTGGTGCCGAGCTTCGCTCTGGTTATGATTTGCGCACTGCGCGGCGTAGCCTGAACCTCATGCTGCTTGAGTGGGCGAATCGCGGTATCAATATGTGGACGATAGAGCAAGGTTCTATAACTCTGTCACCCGGTGTAATTTCATATAATTACCCTATTGATACTGTGGACTTTCTTGACCACGTCATCCGCACCGGTTCTGGGACTACCCAAACCGACATCAATATCACGCGGATTAGTGAGTCTACCTATGCGATGATCCCCAACAAGAACGCTACGGGTCGGCCTATTCAGGTCTGGATTCAGCGCTTGTCTGGTGCGACAAATGCTGCGGGTGACGTGGTCTACCCCAAGATTCATGTCTGGCCTTCTCCTGATTCAAGCCAAACCTACACGTTTGTTTACTGGCGGCTGCGCAGACTCCAAGAAGCTGGTAATGGTATTAATGGTCAGGATATCCCGTTCCGGTTCCTGCCGGTGTTGGTCTCTGGTCTTGCTTACAACCTTGCCAAAAAGATTCCCGGTGCAGAGGTTCGTTTGCAGATGCTGAAGGCAGACTACGACGAGCAGTGGGACTTGGCTTCTACGGAAGATCGTGAAAAAGCGGCGGTCAGATTTGTGCCGCGTGAAACGTTTTTGAGGTAAGCAATGCCGAGCCGGTTTAGTTCCGCACGGAATTCGATTGCTGAATGTGACCGGTGCGGGTTTAGATACAAGCTAACACAGCTTAAAAACTTGGTTATTAAGACCAAGAACGTGTCGATTAAGGTGTGTCCCGAGTGCTGGGAACCAGATCAACCACAGTTGCAGCTTGGTCTGTACCCGGTTAACGATCCTCAAGCTGTAAGGGAGCCGAGACCAGACGTGAGCTATACAGTATCAGGCACAAGTGGTTTGCAGATTCAGCCTAGCGGCACGGGGCCGTTGGCAACTGGGTATCCTGAAGGTGGTAGCAGGATCATTCAGTGGGGCTTTAACCCCGTTGGTGGGGCGAGTAGTGATGATGCTGGGTTGACCCCAAACAATCTGGCAATGGGTATCAGTATTGGCACTGTTACAATAGCGGTAACTTAGGAGATTTAAATGGACGCAAAAGCTGCTGTACGCAAACACGAACAACGCCTGCATCCCGGTGCAAAGCCGACGTTTAAACGCGGTGGCGTGACTTCGCTGGAAATGAAAAAAGTCGGGCGTAACCTTGCCCGTGCCATGAACCAGAAAAAACCGACTCGGGGGCGCTAATGGCTCAAAAACAGGAATTTACTTATTTTGGTTGGGGCGATAAAAACCCGACTAATAAATATACGCAGCCCAAGCCCAATGCCAACTCAACTGGCAATAACGGCTACCCGGAATCGGATGTTAAAACGTCTGGTATCCAGATGCGCGGCGCTGGCGCTGCTACCAAAGGCAAGATGTGTCGCGGGCCGATGGCGTAAGAGGTAACTGACGTGAATTATCAAACCCTGTTCAATACAATCAAGGCGTATGTCGAGAGTGACTTTCCCGACACGACGTTTACCGCCTCTGATGGGACTTCTGTTGCGACTGTCACAAGTGCGCAGCAGATCAACACGTTCATTGAACAGGCTGAACTTCGTATTTACAACACGATTCAGTTTCCGTCACTGCGTAAAAATGTGACCGGTAATGTGTATGCGGGTAATAAGTATCTGTCCTGCCCGTCGGATTTTCTGTCAGTGTATTCAATGGCGGTCATCGACAATGCAGGCGCATACCATTACCTGCTTAACAAAGATGTTAACTTCCTGCGGGAGTCGTTTCCGACAAACGCAACGGCGGATCGGGATTTGCCGCAGTATTACGCGATATTTGGGCCAACCACAACGGACTCCGCGACTCCTGTAATTACGGACGAGCTTTCGTTCATCATGGCTCCCACCCCTGATGCTGCTTACGAGGTAGAACTGCACTATTACTACTACCCTGAAAGCATTACCACGGCATCTGATGGTCGCACTTGGCTTGGGGATAACTACGATTCCGCGCTCCTTTACGGCTCTTTGGTTGAAGCCTGCACATTCCTGAAGGGTGAGCAGGACATGATGGCCCGTTACGACGCCAAATACCAAGAGGCGCTTGGTCAGGCTAAACGTCTGGGTGACGGTCTTGAGCGTCAGGATGCTTACCGTAGTGGTCAGTATCGTCAGAAAGTGACTTAATAATTATGGCTTTTACCGGCAATTACGTCACCAACACCTACAAAAACGGCTTGAACACCGGCACGTTTAACCTAGGCACTGGCACAACTCAGGTATTTAAGATTGCGCTGTATACCAACGCAGCGTCACTTGATGCTACTACAACTACTTATACAACGACCGGAGAAGTAACAGATGCTGGCTATACCGCAGGAGGGCAAGTTCTCACAATTTCTCAAGTGCCTACTACTGGCTCCAGCGGTACTACTTCGTATTATTCTTTTTCTAATGTTTCTTGGTCTGGTGCTATCACTGCTCGTGGTGCGCTTATTTATAAGTATGATGGATCATCTAACCCGGCAATGATTGTGTTGGATTTTGGTAACGACAAGATTTCCACCACTACTTTTAGTGTGCAATTCCCTGCGGCAACAAACACGACCGCAATTATTCGTATTTCTTAAGGAGTTTATTATGTTGGAAGAGAAAATGACGACAGCGGACAGTGTTGGTTGCGCTGTATCTCAGGGCACCGGTGTTGTTGAGGCGTCAGTCGGTAAAGGTGTATACAAGATTCAATGTATCGGTGCCGACGGCGTCCTCAAGTGGGAAGAGGAAATGAATAACCTCACTACCAACGTCGGTCGTCAAAACATGAACGCGGTATATTTCTCGTCGTCTTCAGCTACCGCAACGTGGTATTTGGGGCTGGTTGATGGTGCGTCTGCCCCGACCTATGCTGCTGGTGACACGGCGGTTACCCATACTGGCTGGACGGAGAACACTGGCTACAGCAACGCGACTCGGGTTACCTGCACGTTTGGTACGGCAACTACCGCCAGCCCTTCGGTTATTACGAATTCGGCATCCCCCGCTGCGTTTAACATGAATGCCACCTCGACCATTGCGGGGGCGTTTTTGATTAGCAACAGCACCAAGGGCGGCTCGACCGGCACGTTGTTTTCGGAGGCTAGTTTTTCGTCCCCCGGCAACCGTTCGGTAGTTAGTGGTGACACGCTGAACGTCACTTACACCTTCAGCTTGAGCTAATAGGAGATCATATGGCAACGCTGTTTAAAAAGGGTGATGCGGTTAAACTCAAAGCGGAAGTTCCGGAAGGCGTTGTAGAGTCGCTCAGAATGCTTGAAGACGGCACTGTGCAATGCCTGTTGGTCTGGACAAACGCTGCTGGTGAATCGCATAACCGTTGGTTTGACGAAGAGCAGTTGACCGCTGCGTAATCTAAGGCGAGCGGATGTTTGGTATATCTGCCTATGCTGATGCTCCGTATGCGTCTTTAGCTGTAACGGGGAATATATATTCGGTTTCTGTTGATGAAACAGCAACTGGTGTTGACTCCGTATCGGCTCTGGCAATATTTACTCCGTTTGTAAGTGAGACCGGAACCGCGCTGGATACAGTGTCCGCGCTTGGTTCCTTTATATGTTCCCTAAGCGAATCCGGCACAGGATCAGATTCGGTAGCGTCGGCTGTTGTGTTTAGTTCGGCGTTAAGCGACTCGGCTACAGGGTCTGATACGGTATCTGCGGCGGCTATTTTCCCCGTATCGTTTAGTGACACGGCCAGCGGTTCGGACTCGTTCTCTGCTACTGCTAATTTTGCTGTATCTTTTAGTGATACGGCTACCGGATTAGACGATATAAGTGCAGTAGGGTCGTTTTCGGTTTCGGTAAGCGATGCAGGTACAGGGTCTGACGATATATCTTCATCGGTTGTATTTAGCGCCTCAGTTAGTGACACCGGCACAGGTTCAGACACTAACAGTTCTGTAGTTGATTTTGGTACGGCTATTGTTGAATCGGCCACGATTACTGATACAAGTGTTGGCTACATTACGTTTTCTAGCGATGTATCTGATTCTGCTACAAGTCTGGATGATGTAAGTGCGGCGGGTATATTTGAAGTTTTGGTAAGTGAATCCGGCGCTGGATCGGATGAAACGGCGGCAGGGGTTATTTTTTCCTCGTCTGTGTCTGAATCAGGCTCGCTTTCGGACGCAGCGGCAGCTTCTGTCTTGTTTAGTAGCGCGGTTACTGAGTCGGCTACTGGCACGGATGAAACATCTAGCACGATTACTTATTTAGGCGCTATTGACGAAAGTGCTACCGGCGCGGATTCTGTATCCAGTTTGGCGGTATTTGTGTCCGGGGTTGTTGAGTCGGCTACGGGTGTGGATGCTGTTGAGGGTGGTTTGCTTTATGTGGCGGTGGTGTCTGAAACCGTTACGGCCACTTCTGTATTCTCAGCCCGGTTCCTGTGGGAAATCATAAATGATGCAGATGCGGTTAGTTGGCAGCTAATAAATGATGCAAATTCAGTAACTTGGGGTAATGTAAACAATGCGCAAGCATCGGGATGGGTTACTATAAATACCGCTGAAAGCACGACTTGGGGTACAATAAATACCGCCGAATCAACGGTTTGGACTAACATTAGGACGGTAAACTAATGGCATTGCTTGTTGCTGATCGCGTAAAAGAAACCGCGTCCTTTTCTGGAACAACCAGCCCTATCACGTTGCTTGGCGCTGCTACGGGGTATCAGTCATTTGCTGTTATTGGGAATGGAAATACAACTTACTACACAATTGCTGGTCAAGGTAATAGCGAGTGGGAAGTTGGTATTGGAACGTATACATCGTCTGGCACGACGTTAGCGCGAACTACGGTGCTTGCTAATAGTTCTGGAACGCAGCCTTCCCTGTTGTCTTTTTCTGCCGGAACCAAAGATGTATTTGTAACTCAACCGGCTGAAATTACGGCAACGACGGTAGGTGGCGGTAACTATGCTGGGCCTATACATATTAATGGGACGACAGCATACCAATCAGGTACTATTAACAGCGGAACCAACGGGCTATCGCTTGGCCCGATCACGATTAACTCGGCTGTTTCTATCACCGTGAGTTCTGGTTCTATTTGGGAAGTTTTAGCTTAGAGGTTAATTATGACTGCTAAAGTCAACGGCACAGATAATTCCGTATCAGCCCCGGCATTTGTTGGGTCAGATACAACTACGGGTATTTATTTTCCGAATACGGGGCAAATGGCGGTTGCGATTTCCGGCGTTCAAACGGCGTTGTTTGCATCTACCGGTGTTAGCAACATAACCCTGTCCAACCCAACCGTCACCAACTACGTTGAAAGTGTTGTTGCAATCGGTAATAGCAGCACCGCTCAGACACTAAGCCTTACCAACGGCACTGTGCAAACGGTGACGATGACCGGTAACTGCACCTTTACGATGCCGACCGCGACTGCTGGTAAATCGTTTATTCTGATCGTCAGCACTGGCGCTGGCGGGTTTACGGGGACTTTTACAAGCGTGAAGTGGCCTTCCAATACCGCGCCTACGCTTACGACAACTGCCAGTCGGTGGGACATTTTGACCTTTGTTGCTGATGGCACTAACTGGTATGGCGCTTACCAACAGGCATACCAATAATGTTTGCTAGTAAAAACAGATTCCTGACCAACGCCGTTGCTAGTAGCGGATATTCTGTTACAAAATCTCTGCGGTTTCGTGCGTCTGCGAGTGCAGGATTATCCAGAACTTTCACATCTAGTACAAACCCGACACTTTTTACATATTCATTTTGGTGGAAACGTGGAATTCTTGGCGCGCAAACCGTTTTATTTGGCGAAAATGCTTCAACTCAAAATGGGCTAGTAACACAAACCGCAGATAATATTAGTTGGTATGTTAATAATGCTATAGTGTGGACTACAACAGCAGTTTTTCGTGATCCTTCTGCGTGGTATCACTTAGTATTAGTAATTAATGGGACGGCAATTACTCTATATTCTAACGGTGTTCAAGTTGCTACAGGTACAGCAACAAACACACGAATTAATACCGCCATACTACATTCCATAGGTCGTAATTCATCAGGTTCAGTTCCAACTGATGGGTATATGACGGAAATTTATTTAATTGACGGTCAAGCCCTAACCCCCTCCAGCTTTGGTGCAATTGACGCAAACGGCGTATGGAGTCCGACCGCCTATTCCGGAACCTACGGCACTAATGGCTTTTATCTTAAATTTACGGATAATTCAGCACTAACAACGGCCTCTAACGTCGGTCTCGGTAAAGATTTTTCTGGTAACGCTAATTATTGGGTTACTAACAACATTTCTATTACTGCTGGCACTACCTACGACTCAATGATTGACAGCCCGACTAATGCTGCCAGCGGAACGCAGCCGGTGGGGAATTATTGCGTTCTCAACCCAATTGATAAAGCAGCAGCAGCAGCTTGGACTAACGGAAATTTATCATATAGCCAACCTACAGGTGTAGGGGGCATTAAGGGTACATTTGGCGTTTCTTCTGGAAAATGGTATTGGGAAGTAGTACCTACTGCAAATGGACAGATAATCGGTGTGTGTCCTATTACTGTTGCAGGACAGACTGCTGATTTTACTACTGCTCAAGGGGCGTACGGGTATTACTGGACAAACGGAAATAAGTATGTAAATGGGGTCTCATCTGCTTACGGGGCTTCTTATGCTATTAATGACGTTATCGGTGTTGCTTTAGACTTAACCGCGCTAACAATTACTTTTTATAAAAATAATGTTTCTCAAGGTGCCATTACTGGAGTACCCGCCGGGACGTATTGTGCGGGCATTACAAATGCGTCGGGTATAACTACAACAGGCAATATAAATTTCGGTCAACAACCCTTCACCTACACCCCGCCGTCAGGCTACCAAGCCCTCTGCACCGCCAACCTCACTACGCCCACAATTAAAAACGGCGCTCAGTATATGGCGGCTACTACCTACACCGGCACAGGTGCTACGCTTAGTATTACAAACACTGTAAACAGCACTTCGTTTAAACCTGATTTGGTTTGGACGAAGAGCCGGTCTGCTATAGCCGTCAATAAGCTTACGGACTCTGTGCGTGGCGTTACTAACGCCTTTATTTCAAATTCTACGGCAGCGCAAACAACCGATGTTAACGGGGTTACCGCATTTAACTCTAACGGATTTACTGTAGGCACAGACACTAATTACAACACGAATGCGGCTACTTATATTGGTTGGCAGTGGCTTTGTAATGCTGGCACTACATCGTCAAATACCAATGGTTCTATTACATCTACAGTACAAGTAAATACGACTGCCGGGTTTAGTATTTTGACTTATACAGGAACCGGGGCAAATGCCACGGTTGGTCACGGACTTGGTATTGCGCCATCTGCAATACTTATAAAACGGTATTCGGCAGCAACAGGCCCATTTAACTTCTGGCATACAAGCCTACCTACCCCAACCACACAGCTTTTGACTATAAATACATCCAGTTCTATTTTTACTAATGCTGCGTATTGGAACAGCACATTACCGTCGTCTACTGTGTTTAGCGTAGGAACAACAACTAACAACAACGCCTCAGCGGGTATATATTTGGCTTATTGTTTTGCGGCAATTACTGGGTATAGCGCGTTTGGCTCGTATGTTGGAAATGCCTCCACTGACGGCCCGTTTGTGTATTGTGGGTTTAGACCAAGATATGTTTTAGTTACCTTAGCTGACGTTACAAATGTGGATAATACTTATGTAATTGACACTTCGCGTAACCCTTATAACGTCGCTCAAAATTTACTGGTGACCGACTCATCCGCAGCGGAATCGACTGTGGTTTGTATAGACATTTTATCCAACGGGTTTAAATGTAAGTCTGCCACTGTGGTAAATACAACAGGGTTTCGGTACTTATATATGGCATTCGCAGAAAACCCCTTTAATTACTCCCGCGCTCGTTAGGAGAGCATAATGTTTTACAGACAAGCATCAGATCAGTACATCCAAGAAGGTCAACCGTTTGAAATTGACGGCACTTCCTACCCTGCCAACTGGCTTAACTGCGCCACACCGGAACAAAAAACGGCGCTTGGTTTGGTAGAAGTGACCTATGCCAATCAACCGGAAAATGATCAATTCTATTGGGTTTCGTCTACGTTGAACGGTTCGGTTTGCACATATACCAACACGCCTAAAGACTTAGATGGCTTGAAAGTTCAATGGGCAAACCAGACAAGACAAACCGCTTATTCGATGCTTTTTCCTAGCGACTGGATGGTTGTTAAAGCTACAGAGACGCAGACGCCTGTTCCGGCTGATTGGAATACCTACCGCGCTGCGGTCAGGACTTCTTGTGCCAATGCCGTGACTGCGATCCTTGCGGCTACCGATGTCCCGGCGTTGCAAGTGGCGGTGCAGGTTACGTGGCCTAAAGACCCGAACAATAAGGACGTTTAAACATGGCTTCTACCTACAGCACAAACCTAGCCCTTGAACTGATCGGCACCGGCGACCAAGCCGGAACGTGGGGCACGACGACCAATACCAACCTTGGAACCCTGATTGAGGAAGCCATTTCTGGCTATGGTTCCGCAGTAGTAAGCACGGGTGGCACCACTATAATTACGATCCCCAACGGCGCTTCGGGTACTGCCCGAAATATGGTGATTAACGTCACCGGCACGGGTGGGGCTAGTACGTATCTGGAAGTCCCTAATAAAGCTAAACTGTATATTATTTTTAACGCTGCTTCTGGTGCCTTTACTGTTAAACCTACCAGCGGCTCCGGCGTATCTGTCCCGGCTTCTACCAAAGCAATTTTGTATTGTGACGGTACCAACGTTGTAGACGCAGTTAACTACCTATCTTCTTTGTCGCTGGGCGCTGCCCTACCGGTTGCATCTGGCGGGACTGGGGCGGCTACTTTGACTGGGCTTATTGTTGGTAATGGAACTTCTGCATTTACCACGACTACCGCGCCGACTGGGGCTATTGTTGGCACAACCGACACACAAACACTGACCAACAAAACTCTGACCGCGCCGATCATTACCAGTGGTGCGCTTGATACAAATTCTACAATTTCTGACGGAACTAGCTCATTCTCTATAGGCTACCGTAATGTGCCGCAAAACGCACAGTCTAGCAATTACACCCTCGCGTTGGCGGATAACGGTAAACACGTCTACAGCACTAACTCGGGAACGCAGACTATTACGATTCCGGCTAATTCGTCTGTGGCGTTTCCAATAGGTGCGGCTATTACTTTGGTGAACAACGGAACTACGGCAATTACCTTGTCAGCGGCGGCAGTAACTTTGTATCAGGCGGGTACAACAAACACAGGTAACCGTACAATCGCAACCAAAGGTCTTGCTACCTTACTTAAAGTAGCTACGGATACTTGGTTTGTTACGGGTTCTGGAGTCAGCTAATGAGCGGCATTATGAACATGCTGGTTGGCGGGGGGACTCCTACGTTCAACCTTACCATCTCAAGCGATACTGCGGACTACAACATTTACACGACTGTTGGTTCGCCCACCTATGCTGTCATTGTAAACCTTACGATTAATTCCGGAATTAATGTTTACGCATCTTCCACTTCTGGTTATGCGTTGGATACTGGAACCGGATGGGGAACCGGCACAAAAATAAACATTGCTAATAGCGGGAAAATCATAGGAAAAGGCGGTGCCGGGGGTTATGGCGGTTATTCAGGTAATGCCAATGGCGGCAACGGAGGTAACGGCGGTAACGCTCTACGTGTTCAATACGCAACTACGATTACAGGTTCTGGCAATATAGTTGCTGGCGGCGGCGGCGGCGCTGGTGGTGGGGGTGGCGGCTTTAGTTCTGGCTTTACTCCGTCTGGCGGCGGTGGTGGCGGCGGCGGTGCCTATAATGGTGCTGGTGGCGCTGGCGGGACAAGCGGGGTAATTGGTGGCGCTGCTGGTGGTACTGGCACGTTTACAGCAGGTGGCAGTGGCGGAAGTGGTGGTTCAAACCCCGGATATACTGGCGGCGGTTACGGCGGTGCCGGTGGTTATGGTGTTGCGGGTTCGGGTGGTGCCGGTGGTGCTGGTGGCGGTAATGGTAGCGCCGGTTCTGCTGGTTTGGCTGGATACGCAATTGTTGGTATAGCTAACGTGCTTGCCAATTCAAATACTGTTACAGGGCCAACTTCATAATGGACACTTTTGACCTTTTGACAAAGGCGTGGCCTATCCTGCTGGCGATAATTACGTTGATTATCGTGTTGTCGAAGCTCGACTTGCGGGTGGCTGTGCTGGAAGAAAAGGTTAAAACCCTGTTTGATTTGTTAAACAGAAAAGTCGATAAGGACTCAAAATGAACTGGCAAGATGTCCTAAAAGCAATTATTCCGGTATTGGTAGCTGCCCTTGCTTGGCTTCTGGGGCAGGTGTCTGACTTTTCTACGCGGTTGACCAAGATTGAAGGCTCTATGCCATCTTTAATTACACCGGCTGGAACGCCTACGGATAGCCCCATTTCTGCCGAGGCTAGGCATAAATTGAAGGAAGAAATTTACAGGGACATTCACGATTTGCAAGTTCGGGTCAAATTGATGGAAGAAAGGCAAAAGGCTAAATAATGTTTACTCTACTCACTACTGTTGTATCGTTTCTTTCTGGCGGTTTGCCGAGGCTACTGGATTTTTTCCAAGACAAGTCTGACAAAAAGCACGAATTGGCTTTGGCTCAAATGCAGACTGAGCGTGAACTGGCTTTGAAAAAGGCGGGGCTGGAGGTTGAGGAACGCATTGCCCACATTCAAACCGAGCAAGTGCAAATCAACGCAGACGTATCAAACAATCAAACAGCACTCCAAGAGCGTCAGGCGCTGTATGCACACGATATAGCTATTGGTCAGGGTGCCAGCCAGTGGGTGGTAAATCTTCGCGCAATGGTTCGCCCTGCCATTACCTACGGTATGTTTTTGATGTTTGCGTTTGTAGAAATCTTCGGTTTTGTCTATGCGTGGAAAACGGGTGTTGCGTTTGATGTTGCCCTGAATAACCTGTGGGATGATGACACGCAAACGATTTGGGCTTCTATTGTGTCGTTCTGGTTTGGAACTCAGGCTTTTAGCAAGAAATGAAAGTAAGCGACAGCGCCATAAAAATGCTGATGCACCATGAAGGTGTAAGGCTTAAACCCTACCAAGATTGCGTAGGGTTATGGACTGTTGGGGTTGGGCATTTAATTGGCGATGGTAAGACACTACCGCCCGAATGGAACAAGACTTTTTCGATGGAGGAAGTCCGTGAAATTCTTAAAAAAGACCTTGCACGATTTGAAGCAGGGGTATGCAGATTGTGTCCTGATGGTCTTACTTCTGGTCGCTTTGATGCACTTGTTTCGTTCGCTTTCAATACCGGACTAGGATGCCTTCAAAGGTCTGGGATCAGGATGAAGCATAACAGGGGTGATTTTGAGGGTGCTGCCGATTGTTTCCTGTTGTATAACAAGGCTGGCGGTAAGGTCTGGAAAGGGCTTGTCAATCGCCGTAATGATGAACGTGCGGTGTATTTAGGGGCATAAGATGCCGTTACAAAAACTACAATTCCGTCCGGGGGTTAACCGGGAAGCCACTACCTACGCTAACGAGGGCGGGTGGTATGAATCTGAGAAGGTAAGGTTTCGTTCGGGCTTCCCGGAAAAACTTGGTGGATGGATCAATCTGGCTGCGTTGTCTTCAGCCGGTGCTGCCAGCACGTTTAAAGGTGTTGCCCGTGATATGTGGAATTGGGTGACGTTAGCCTTTGCCAATTTAAACGGGGTTGGCACAAACCAAAAATACTACATTGAGTCTGGCGGGCAATATAACGACATAACGCCGACGCTATCTACCGGCACTTTGGGGGCTGACCCATTTGCGACTACGTCAGGCTCCAAGCTTGTCACGGTTACTTCTGCTGGGCACGGTTTGTCTTCGGGCACATGGGCGACATTCTCCGGGGCTTCTACGTTTAACGGTGTAACTATAAGTGGTTCGTACGAAGCCATTACGATCATTGACGGCAACACATACACCATCATTAGTTCTGCCGCTGCTTCGGGTACTGGGTCTGGCGGCGGCGCTGCCGTTACTTACACTTACCAAATCCCTGCTGGCGGCGCTACCTATACAACTGGTAACGGTTGGGGCGCGGGGACGTGGAGTGGCGTGGTGGCTGGTGGG